CGCCCGAGCAGCACCACAATAACTACTTCGCTAAGCACGCACTAAACATCTGGGTAATCTACAATTTCAGAATAATATGCCAAGGATTTCGGAACATGACCCAGACTGTAAGCCACCTCGCGCCAAAACTGAAAAAGGGGGGTCTTGGAATATAGGGTGAGATAGGAATCCAAAGTTTCTGGCAACAACTCTTCTTTCTGGTAGACAATAGTAGCCATGTGCTTGACCACATAAGCAGGCCTGGGACCAGAGTCAGGGAAATACATCCCTACGAACTCTGGCTCCTCAAGAGAGGAATGTCCCTGCTTTATCTGACAACCAGCTTTCTGCAACTCCGTCAAATAGCCACGAGGCTCTGGGGCTTGGAGAGTATCATCTCCCACAGCCATCAGAGGCGGCACAGTGAAAGTCAAACCCTTCGATCTGCACCACCGTAGCCTGGCCAACGTATGTTCAAGATACTGAGCTCTTGAATTGTCAGATATGGTCATGTTGAGCCCTGACTTCATCATGGCCTCAACTTCCTGGCTAAACATCATTCCATTAGAGAGTAGGATGTCCGTCTTGTAATAAGCAACCTCATAATACCAGGTAGCCAAAGCTTCCCAGCGCGCGTTCAAATTCTCACAAAGCCTTTTTCGCAACTCCAAGCTTGCGTCAAACACCCATCGGGGCGTCTGAAAATCCCAAGCTTTTCTGTCATAAGACTCAGAAAATCCCATCGCTTTCTGGGACGCTTTGAAAGCCATCCAGCCTCCTCTAAACACCCTCATTCCATACATAGAAGGGTGACGGTAGGTCTGGGAAACTTCCCGGTCATGCAAGTCCTTAAACAACATCTGTCCTAAAACCAGAAAATGCAGAGGAGCAGTAAATATCAACCGCCAGCGCTTGGCCAGCACCTTAGCTGGCTTATGCACCTCGCTCTTGACAAACACGGCCATAATCATGACCTCGAGTGTCATAATGGCATTAAGCATCCTCGCCCACAACTCGTCCTTACGCTGAGCACTCCAGAACATCTTGTCATCTGATCCGAAGTAAGCGTTTATAGTCGAGTAAGATCTGCAATAAGGCAGACCTGGGGAAGATGTGCCATCAAGGGAGTCTAACACTCTAAGGAAATGACTCTTTTCCATGAAATCGTCGGGAATGCGCCATCTACAACTAGAGTAAGCATCTTCGGCCACATGAGTGACCACCCGAAGCTCTTCATCTGTTGGTGGCACGTACCAACTTCTCACCTGCTGAGCCTTTCTACTCTGCACCATCAAAGAATCCAATTCGGCTTGCGAATCTCCAGGAGGCTTGATCCAGTCCTTAGATGCCTTGTACTCTACTTGCAGTCCATGCGAGCTAGCAGCGTCGTTAACAGCTGCTTCAACTCTTGCATTTCG